CGTTATTCCCATTTTTCTATGGAAAATGTAACAACGGCTCTAGAAGGCCCTTCCGAGCTTTCGTACGATCAAACAATTCGATTACGTGTAAAGATTGAACGTGTTGGTGATTTAGTTTCAGATATGTATTTTAGTTTTCGTATTCCTGATATATATAGTAAATATATAACTCCAGACCCTACAAAATCATTTAATTCTCAAACAGAATTTCAATGGACTCGTTATTTAGGAGCTGCAATTATTCAAAATGTTGGATTTTATGTGGGTGGCCAGAAGATTCAAGAATTTGATGGAAGTTATATTATGAGTCGTGCTCTTTTAGATTACGATAAGGATAAGTTACAAAAATGGAAAAATCTTATTGGAGATACTCCAGAATTAACAAGTCCAGCAAATAGTTTATATGGTGGCGGACTAATAAATCAAGGATATCCAACTGTATTAAATAATACTACTTCTACTGGAGCACAATTTAATAGACCATCCATTTTTGGACGTGATATTCATGTACCTCTTCCATTTTGGTTTACAGAACATACGTCACAAAGTTTGCCTTTGGTTGGATTACAGTATCATGATTGTGAAGTTCAAATTACACTCAATCCAATTAATGAATTATATAGTATTCTTGATGCTTCTGGATTTCGTGTTGCTCCAGGATTTTCAGTAAATTCTGACATAACTAGTATTCAAACAAATATACCAACATACGCAAATATAGCAGATACAACAAATGTACAGATGAAGAATTTTTTAGTAGATTGGGCTTATAATACACCAAATTTTAATAACTGGCCACTAAATGCTAGAATTCAAACAACCTATATATATCTTACAGATAATGATAGAAAAGTATTTGCTTCTTCACCACTATCCTATTTATATCAAGAAGTAAGAATGTTCCCATTTTTAGGACTTTATAACAGACAAATTCTTGATGTAGAATGTCATAATCCCGTATCAAGATTATTATTTATATCAAGAAGGTCTGATACAACCTATAGAAATGATTTTAATAATTTAACAAATTGGTTCAACTATCCTACGCCACCATTTGTACCAACACCAGGAGCATCACAATACTTACAAAATTACAATTCTTCAGGTCTTCTAATACCACAAGGACAAATTGAAACATTACGTGCAATCCGTATCTTAGCAGATGGTAATGAAATTCAGCAAGAAAAACCGATAGACTACTTTACAAGAATTACACCATTTCGTAGCCTAACGGGTGATTCTGATCATTTAATACCGGTTTATAGTTTTAGTTTACATTCACCAACAAGTCAGCCAGCAGGTAGTATTAATACGTCAAGAATTAGAAATTTTCAAGTAGAAGTTGACGTATATCCATTACCATTAAATACAACATACACATATAATTTATATTTATACGTCGAAAGTTATAATTTCTTTGAGGTTACCGCTGGAATGGGAGGAAAAAGATTTGCTGTGTAAAGTAGTATGAATGCAATAGATGTTAGTGGTGTTATAAATTCTCTGGATCCAACTACACCGGCTATAATGGCATCACAGCAAATGGCTTCTAGTTTGGGTGGAGGATTAGGTGGTGTGGCTTTATCTATGCCTGGCATTGGACCTTCATTTGTGAAATTATTAAATAACATCGGTGACAGTATACGTGGTTCTTTCAATTATATTAAATCAAGAACACCAGGTGCTATTGCCAAAGCAAATAGTACTGCTGATAATTCTGGTAATAAAGTAGTTGAAACAACAACACAAAAAGTAGAAGCTTCTTTTAGCTATTTCTTTTCAAAAGTATTTTCACAAACACTTTATATTATAATTTTTATAGTTGTTTTAATTCTGGCACTTGTAGGCTCATCTCTTGCTGCAAATTATATAGGCGTTGGTAGACCATTGGGATATTACATTTATTACATGATGTATGGGTTTATTCTATTTCCAATAGCAATCCCAATTGCGATGTCTAAACATTATAGAACAGGTGACCCATTATTTTATGCGATTTGGGCACCTATTGCACAAGGAAAGTTTGGTATATTTTCATATGATATTAGTCATAATATATCAAAAATTACATCAAGTGCTACTGGTAAACCTTTAATACCATTACAAGGGTTGAAGCATTCAAAAGTAAGCCAGTTAATACCGCCTAAATAATTAAAACTAATTCTATAAAGAATGACAGATAAAGTAAAAGGTTTACCATCATTTCCTTTTGTCAGCATAGTGACACCTACTTACAACAGAAAACGGTTTATTATACATTTAATAGAATGTTATAAGTCGCAGACATATCCAAAGGATAGAATGGAATGGGTTATTTATGATGATGGCACTGAGCCTGTTGAAGAGCTTTTTAAGAATTTACCATTTCCAAATGTACGTTACATTTACAATGATGAAAAACAGAATATTGGTTATAAAAGAAACATCTTAAATAGAGAATCGAAGGGAGATATTATTATATCAATGGATGATGATGATTATTATCCTCCAGAACGTGTAGCCCACGTAGTAAATAGATTTAGAGCTCAGCCCAAGATACAACTTGCTGGCTCTTCTGAAATTTATATGTTTTATACTGATATACAAACTATTTATAAACTAGGACCTTATCACCCAAACCATGCGACAAATGGAACAATGGCTTGGCTTCGGGTGTATGCAGAAAATCATAAATACGATGAAACAGTTACGCATGCAGAAGAAAAATCCTATTTAGAAAATTATTCTCACCCCATGATTCAACTTGACCCTTATAAAACACTATTGGTTATGAGTCACACTGAGAATACATTCGATAAGAAAAAAATGCGAGAACAAGAAAATCAATTTGTTAAAAAAACAAACATGAAATTAAAGGATTTTATTAAGGATTCTAAGTTAAGAGATTTCTATAAAAATGCCTAAACATACAAAACATCTATTATTAAGAAAAATATGAGTGACCAATCTGCTTTAAGCATATTACATCAAGCATTTACTAATAGTTTAGAAGATGATGATTTAAAAACATATACACCGATAGATTCACTAAAAGTTGGATTGCGAAGACATCAACATGCAGTAATTGACCGAATGAGTGAATATGAAAATAGTTCATTAAATGGTAAGACAATAGGAAATAGTAAACTATTTTGTAAATATGGTATACTAGGGGATTCAGTAGGAGTTGGTAAAACTTTTATGGTATTAGGGCATATTGGACTTATAAAGACACATAGAAATGTAATAGATTTTCCTAACTTTAATACACAGAGTAATAAAAATATGTACAGTTTAGAAAGTCATATAATAAAAGACATTTCTAATGTTGGATGTTTAATTATTGTTCCACATACGTTATTTCGTCAATGGTCGGATGAAATAACAACAAAGACGAGCCTAAAAGTTGCATTAATGAAGACAAAGAAGAATGTGTGGAGTGATAAATTTATGAGTGAAGTAAAAGGCGCAGATTTAGTTCTTATTAGTAATACACTCTTCAAGGAGTTGTATGTTAGGTCACAAGAATTAAATTTATTTTGGAATCGTATCTATATTGATGAGGCAGATACAGTAGAGCTAACTTCTTCACTTTTAAGAAATCCTTTGCCTACCAATTTTATTTGGCTTATTACTGCAAGTTTCAGTCATTTACTTTTTCCAAATCATTATCATTTGTACATTTATAATTCTACTTATAATAATTTCAAACTAAAGAATACAATATCTCCAGAAATGGACGCATTTCTACAACAAACAAATAGACCAAATCAACAACTCTTTTATTTAACCGTCTATACACGTTCATCAAAATATTTAAATGAGATTTTAAATGGCTTACATCCTTTACGAGGACATAGTATAATCCGTTGCTCTAAAGATTTTATAAATAAATCAATATCATTACCGCAACTCTTTTCAAAGATTATTATGTGTAAACCTTCACTAAGTCATACATTAGTGTATGATGTGATTAGCCCTTCTGTAAGACAATTATTAAATGCCGGTGATGTAAAATCTGCATTAGAGCAACTTGGTGTTAAAACAGAAAATAATCAATCATTAATTGAAGCAGTAAATGAAAGCAAAATAAAAGAGTTAGAACGGCTAGAAAAGACATATGAATTTAAACAGTCACTAGAATATTCAAGTGTTCAAATTAAAGAGCAGTCTCTCAACAATCTTAAAGATAAAATTAATCATTTGAAAGAACAAATGAAAAGTTTGAAAGAACGAGTTGAAAACTATAAAAATGATGTGTGTCCAATTTGCTACGATGAACCAAATGATGCTGTTTTAACAGCATGCTGCTCTAGAGTATTCTGTGCCTTATGTGTACTACAAAGCATTGCTCGTAATCCTACTTGTCCATTATGCAGAACAAATATGGGTCCAGCTTCTCTTAAGAAACTTACAACAGAAAATGTAATAGTTTCAAATGCTATGGAAGTTGAAGATGTAAATCAGCCAAAGAAGAAAATAGATTCTTTTTTTGAAATTATTGAAAATAGTCCAAAAGGAAAATTCTTAGTATTTAGCCGATTTGATAATTCTTTTTTTCAAGTTCTAGAAGGTTGTAAAGAACGTAATTTAATAGCAAAAGAACTGAAAGGTTCAAAAGATATGATTGCTTCTACACTAAAGAATTTTAAAGAAGGAAATATTAATATACTTGTAATGAACACTCTTCAGATGGGTGCTGGATTAAATATAACGGAAGCGTCACATGTTATTTTGCTTCATAGTATGACGCATGAAGAAGAAAAACAAATTTTAGGAAGAGCATATCGTGTTGGAAGAACAAATGAATTACATTTTATTAAACTTTTATATCCGGATGAAATCACTTAATATTATTATACATAGTTTCCAATGATATCGCTTCATATCTTTTCACTTTATCAGGTTTCAATCCAGCTTCTTTTACTTTCAATTGTGCATACATTGGAGTTAAACGGATAGGAACTTTGTATTCCGTTGAAATCTCGCACAGAAGTTTCCACGCATTAAACATTGCACTTTGTTTTGTTAAAACCGGAGTATAATTTAAATTTTCACATTCTGGAACTTTAGAATTAGGTTTTAGAGGCAATTCTTCAGACAATCTTAAACTAATATTTTTTAGTTTTAATTGAAGACTTAATGGTAGAATCGACCAGCATTGGTAGAAAAATGCCCAGAAATCACCTTCGTCACTTTTGTAATATGCTTTAAAAAATGACGAGTATATTTTCCATGCTTCGTGATTATTCCCTAAACTACTATTGATACGTTCTGGAATATTTTCTAAACTAATCAAACTTGCTAAATTGCCTTCATTATTTTCAATATCTAAATCTAACATTGGATCCCAAGTTTCCCATAGTGCCCACCAAGCAACTGGTTTTACGCCTTCAGGAATATCAAAAACCTCTTCTCTAAAACTCTCAATGCCTTGAAATTGTCTTTGTAGAACTCTTAAATCGCCGGAATAGTTTTCTGGAGGGTTATGTCCAAGCCAATTAAATATTCTATCTTTTGACGGAGGCCCTACCTTAAATGTTAAGCATAGTTTTGCAATTTGCTGTAATACTCTAGAATCTAGAGTGTTGCTAATTAATATTAATGGGCGACCAGATTTACACTCATCACTTTTTAAATATGATAGTAATTCTGATAATCCACCTTTTTCTCCATTACTTAGACCATCAATCTCATCTAATAGTATTCCAATTCCACCTTTCTCACCATTTTCCATCATTTGAAGAATACCACCTTCTTTTAGTAATGGTAGAATCGTTTTACGAAATGATGCTCCAGAACGTGTATGACTTGCGTTAAATTCGATCGTTTTTAAATTAGATTCTTTAAACATGCGATGAGCAATTGTAGTTTTTCCTACACCAGGATTTCCCAGTAATAAAACAGCGGAATAATCTCTTTTTTTAATCCATTGTTTTATTTTATATTCAATATCTGGATGTAAACAAACAGATTTCTCTAGCATAATTATTTAGAGAGATTATTGTTTAGACGGTCGCTGGTCTTGGTATTGTATTATTATATGTTTTACCGCCATCCCATATTCCTTCAAATGTTAGTCCGTATGTTTTACAATCTGCAACAATAGCATCTCTACGATCATTATTATCACTTATATCTAAATGTAAATTGAATTGCATCTGGGTAGTTGGAGTAGATTGTCCAGCAGCAGTATTTGGATTATAATATTTTAAAGATTGCCCTGGTGATACGCCAACGGTATCAACGCAATAATGTTGGCCAGTGGTGCTTTTATACAAGGATAAATAATCGGGGCAGATATTTATAGAAGGTGGCCACTTCATTGGTACTGTTTGTTGAATATAATTACCTGTATAGCCAAAGAATTGTATTCCAAATAGAATAAATAATACTAACATGCCAATTGTAGCAATACTAGCGCTTAAGTATTTATTAAAAAGTGCTAAACTAAAAAATGTTCCAGGTATTACTATAAATGCGGCAAAAATAAAGAAAATAAAGGAAAGATCCATTCTACTTAATATCATAAATATTTATATCATAAACATTTATTTTATTTTATTTTTTATTTTATAACTAACATGATAAAGATATGGAAGAAGTTAGGGAACGCTCTCTAAATCAGAGATTTAGAGAGTGCCGAAACTTCAGAGAAGTTAGGGAACGCTCTCTAAATCAGAGATTTAGAGAGTGCCGAAACCTTCAGAGAAGGTTAGGTTCTGACCTCTAAATCAGAGATTTAGAGGGTTCCGAAACTTCGGAGAAGTTAGGGAACGCTCTCTAAATCAGAGATTTAGAGAGTGCCGAACTGCACGACGGGCGCAGGGGCACCGCCACCCTCGTAGCCGAGCTCAATGTAGCCAGTGAGGTAGTCAGCGTTGGGGTATGTGCCCAGATTCTGGCCAGCCACGCCGAAGGTGGAGGCACCAGTGGAGGGTCTGGGGCCGGCGTTGGGTACAACGAGCTGAATCTTGCGGAAGTAGCGATTGGAAGAGACTACATTCTTACCAATATCCTTGAGGAGAGCACCAGGGGCTACAAGGGAAGAGAGGTAAGGGCTGTTGGTACCTAAACCGGCGGTGTTGTTAATCCACGCCCACTGG